TAACTTCATTAAATATCTCCTGCAATTTAGGATGTGCTGTTTCTAATCTTTTTATTGATGATTTACCGAATCTTGGCATTATTATTTCCTTTTTTATTATGTTTCCTCAAGTATAATTGTAAAACTTCCACCTGTAAGAGTTGGTGCGTCAGCTCCTGGTAAAAAAGCAGGATATATCATATCCCCAGCACTTAATGTTTCATCTAAATCAGCACTAGAATCGTCATTGTAAACGCCTCTTTTGTAATCTTCAGCATGCACATTTTCTAATAATTTTAGTGTCGTATCAGTGTTAGTTTTATTATCAGAAGGACTCCCTACCCATGTTTGCAAGTATACATCATTATCTACATTATCATCAATATAAACAGTCCATCTTACAGATTTCAATTTACAATCAAAAGGGACAGGTATACCGCAAACAGAAATACCTCTTTGAACTGAAATTGTACTACCTATAGTAGTAGTATCTTCAGTATCAGTTGAGTCATGCTCTATATTGTTAACGAAATCAACTGAATTTCTAAAGTATGTCTTTGTATTATCTGTTCCATTGAAAAAGACAGGGTAACTTTGAGAGTATTTTAATTTGCTATCTACATAAGTTTTAATAGCAGAGGTTGATGGTACATTGGTATCAGAATGGTTTGTAAGGTCATCTGAATCAATAATAGTTGGATTAGCTTCAGCATTAGTATCACCTGTATAACCTAAATGTGATAAAGTCATTGTTCTTTTAGTCATAGCCGTTACATGACCATCAGCATTAGTCTCCAGAGTATCAATAACCTCAGCATCCGCAGTATTAATATTAGCAACGTCTGAAGCAGGGTGTGTATAAACCGTATCTGTCCAAGGTACGGTTACATAGGCTTTCTCGTTATCTAATTCTACTGGATAATTATTACCATCCTGTGTGTAACCTATTTGAATACCACCTCTAGTACCACTTGCGGAAAGAGGAAGCGAATATGGAGTATGTATATCATCTGTAGTAGCTAATGTTGCAGTAGCATCAGGTAACGTTAGAGTTCTGTTATCTGTATGGTTAGATTCAAAAGTTAATGTTTTAGATGCAGTAGCACCGTCAAAGTCAAACTTTATTTTTTTATTTGAATCTGTTATAAAATTTATATCGCCACTACCTTTAGCCTCTAAAGATAAAGGTATATCAGTATCACCTCCTTTTGCTTCAATAAGAGGGCCTTTGCCTGCTTGAGCATTGCTAATCGAAATATTATTAACAGCACTAGATAAAGCGCTAAACTCTAATATTTCATTACTATTGGTATCAATAAAGCTATGATTACTTACATTTAAGTTACCGCCTAGCTCAGGACTAGTATCATCAACGACATCATCTAAGCCACTACTAGGAATATCTTGCCATTCAGGAATACCATTAGTATCATGTCCTAAAAACTTCTCATCAGCCGACTCAGCTCCCTTAGGTACTGCGTAATTAGGAGCATGCGCCCCATTGTCAGAAACGTATATTCTGCCTAGGCCTATATTAACATTACCATTAAAAACTGCACCTCCTGAGACAGTTAAGCCAGCATAGGTAGGAGTAGTACCTGAAACATTTGAAAAAGATAAAGCCCCATTACCGTCTGTTACTAAAACTTGGCCATCTAAACCATCAGCG